ACGTTTAATAACCTCGTGGACGGTCAAATGACGTCCGGCCTGCGTATTAACAGACTTGAGGAAATCGTAAAGCTCAGTACTTATCGTAGCACAAGAGCGTGGAGACGTTGCGCCCCTATACTTGATAGAAGCCGTAGGACAGCCCGGCGTACCATTGCTCATGACTAATATGTCCTGAGTATAAGGGCGTTCCGGGTCTTTTGGGATTAGCACCACGTTATTACACGGACGCGGTGTGGAAATCCCTACTGTAGACAAGTCGTGTCCTTTGGTCCACTGCACCAGGCGATTGACAATAGCATAAGGCAAATTGACCGTCTGTAATGCACAGAGAAACACGACCTGTTTCAGCAAACTGGGCTGAGGGTATTTGACCACGTTATAAACTGTAAAAGCGGACTGATCCTCGTTTTCAATATAAACGATGTCACTTGGGGTGAAATCCCAGGCTATCTGATTCCTATGTACAGAAGTAGCCTTATCCTTGCCCACGACCTCAACAAAAGTTGAGTCGGAGTCAGCGTAATACACGCTCTCGCAGGTTTCACCAGCGAGTTCGGGATAATAGGATGCCCAGATGATCATATCATGACCAGAATGCTTACGAAGTGTAACCTCGTAAGACAAACAGTCGATAAGTGTCCGAACAGTCTTAACGTTATCATTGACGCCCTTAGAAGGTACGGGTGCGTGTCCCAAATCTTTTAATTGATGTATGGGCCGTTCCCCGTATGCACCAGAGTCCCGGCGATTAGAAGAAATGCACGGGTCCTCTTGCGCAGCGCCAACGGAAGTAGCGAGAGCACGCAAACTTGTAACGGTTAAGTAGCGCGCGGCAGCCAGATATGGATGAGTACTTACTGTTTTGTCGGGCGCAGGCATTTTCGACAAAATGGTTTGTTCCTCGGGAATCTTGTATTCCCTGGCTGCTTTCTGAAAACGGGTGTTGCCATCGATATTTACGACGTCAGACACTTGCAATAAAGAGGCACCCGTCTCAGTACCGTTGTGATATGATGTATGTGCGCGTATCAGCAAGTCAGCCCAATCAGACCTCTCACTTTTAATAGCACGCAATACAGACTTCGTGGACACTCCGGTGCGCTGTGTATAAACCGATGGATCAAATATATCAGACAATGTCTGAACTTCACCACCGAAACACTTGCGAACAAGTGCCCATACCAGCGAAAAGCAATTAGGCGTGTCGTCAGGCCCATAAAGGAAGTCCTGTCCAACAACGTAATCTAATGAATCCCGCTGAACCACCTGGAGTAACTCCTGGTAAGACCACGAAGTCGAGGAAAAGGAACGCGGTGTACCACCAAAATAAGGAGTGCACCGCGGAGTATTCTTCCTAATCCGCTCACTATCTGCCTCAGCAGAAACACGTGTTTGCGCTGGCGTAGCCATCGCGAAACTTGAAGGGCAAAGGCTGGTCCCCGTCCAGCAGCCACAACAAAAGAAAAGGGAAAAGAGTCAAGTAGACCCAAAGTGAAGTACCGAAG